ACCCTTAGCATCTATACCCCAATCGTCAGCAGCTTGTTTCAATTCAGCTTCTGATTTTGTTTCACCTAACAAATCAAATCCTAATGCATTCAATGAATAAGAAAATCTATTCTCATCTATTAGTGCTGCTGCTATCATGGTATCTATAATTGGTCCGTGAACCGTGATCCCTGATGCTTCTAACCAACCGACATCATACTGAGCATTATGAAATACTTTAGCACAAGGAAGTGCACACACATCCTTCATATATTTTTTTACTTGTTCAGGTATTAAGTTACCACCCCCTAAATGTCCAAATGGAAAGTATCCTTGCCAACCATCAACGGCTACTGCAAAACCTACAATCTCTCCTTTACCTATAGCCCAACCCGCTCCAAGCTTTTCATTAATACCATCGTCCCTAGTCTCTAAGTCAATTGCAATTTCAGTTGCAGCCGATAGATCCTTAAACTCACTTGGTGTATTCCACATCGATTTTTTAAAAGTAAGTGTTAATTGTAATCCATTACTCATTGTTGTTTCCTTTCAACAGCATTCTGATTACTGTTGTTGTTGGGTTTAAATCGTAGTCTTTTATGCACCCCATCAATAAACTGCTCAACAGCACAAGAACCACAAAAGTAAATTTTATTTTCAATAATAACTGCATCTTTATTACACTTAATACAATTTATTTTTTTTTTCATCTTTTAAATGTTGTTTCTCTAACTCACAGTAATGAATAATCTTATTTATATCTTCAATTGTTTTACCCTTAAATAAGTATCTACATACATATTTAATTACATTTGCTTGAAATGGATTAAGACCATTCTTTCTTATAAAAGTCCACGGTTGAATAATAAATGATTGATAGTGGGATCCTCCAATTTGTTTTTCGTCAGCTTCTTTTGCTTCATCGAACATTTCTTTATTTGTCATTTTTCTCCTGGACATAAATTAAATAGTCTGACCCAATTGGGTAATTAAACTTATAGTCTGTTCTTAATAAATGTAAAGTTTTTCTTGCTCTTGTTGCACCGGTGTACCAAACCTTACGTTCATCACTTTTTTCTTGTTTGTTTTTATTTGTATAATCAGATGGGTAGTTACCTTTACTATATAAGACCACATGATTTGCTTCACCACCTTTAACACTATGTATTGTATCTATTGTAATCAATGGGTCTTTATCTAATTCTTTCTGTCCATATCTTCTTAACAATCTAATAAAGTGTCTTACTTGTCTAGGTTTAAAATTTCTTCTCAGTATCCAATACCAAGGTTTATTTTTTTGTGTGTCTTCTAATGCTAGACCACACCATTCTTTTAATGTTTGAAAATCATACTCTCTTAAATCTGGTTCATTCCTCCAGAACTTATCTAACCTAAATGCAGGGTCTTCAAGTTCTCTTATATACTTAACCATATTACGTGCTGCTCTTTTATCTATCTTCTTATTATTACTTAGAGTTGTCCAAGCTTTGATAGCTTCCCATTGTTTCTGATCAAAACATTTAGTACCTTTGTTATCTTTGTAATATAACCCTGCGTCCTTAGCTAACATTCTAAGTTCATTTACAGTTTCATTAATACGACCCAGGATATACCAATCTTCTTTTAATGCTTCAAAAGGTATTTCTTTAAATGATAAATAACTTTTAACAGAACCTTGTGCGTCTCCATGTTGGTATTCCTTCTCTTCACTATCTCTTATCCCTCTTCTAATCACTTGAGAAAACTTATGGATGGCTTCTCCAAATCTTTGAGTCTTTCTTAATTTTACTTTTCGACCTGGGAAAAACTTTGTAAAATATTTTGGATCTGCTCCATTCCATTTGTATATAGCCTGGTCATCATCTCCTGCTAAATATATTCTATCTACTTTGGGTGCCATCTTATATAACACTGACCATTGTAACGGTGTACAATCTTGTGCCTCATCTAATATTAAAACTTTAAGTGGTGGGAAATCTACTTCTGTTATTGCTCTTTGAATCATATCATCAAAGTCTATAAAGGATCTCTCTCCTCCACCTGTTTTATAATGTTCGTAAGTATCTATCTTTCTTTTAAATACTGTAAGCGAATCTCTTTTATAGCTTTCCATTTTGTAAGCTTCTTCTGGAGATATTAAAAGGTTTCTTGCTTTACTATATACACCCAAAGACCAATCCTTATACATGAAGTTATCATCTGCTAATCTTTTGTCTGATGATTTAATTACCTTAGTCTGTAATGCAAAATCAATTGTACAATCTTTAGGATCAAATACTTCTTCTGGAAAGTATCTACGACAATAAGTATGTAGTGTTTTAAATCTTGAAAAGTCCTCAGTAGAATAATTTGGAAAAGACTCCATGGCTCTTCTTACTGCAGTGTTCACAGCTTTGTTAGTAAAAGATAGATAAGCAATATCATTTGGTCTAACACCTTTTCTTAAATAACTTTTAAGAACCTTCTCAATAAGTGTGTATGTTTTACCTGTACCTGGAGGACCAAAGATCTTTACTGTTTTATGGTAAAGATCTTTTAATATTTTAAGTTCTAAACTTTCCTGTGTGGAATTCGTCATCCATCTCCGATACAGTTTTAGTTGTTTCTTTTTTCTCTGCTACTTTGTAATCAACAAACTTAGGCATCATCACTGACCATACATTCTTAACACCTTCATGGTAATCATGCCTGTCACAATTTAAAAGATTTAATGCTTCACTAGCACTCTTAAATGTTTTATCACTACCTAAAAATTTTTCAAAAGTAATCTTTTTGAAATAACAAATATTAGTTGAAGAATCTAGTATAACATAATTATCTTTTAATTTCTCAAAGTCATCTTCTTCAATATGAGACTCAAAGAATTTTTTAAGAAAGTTATATTTCTCTTCATCAAGAGTATCCTTAAATTTCATACTTGCATTCTCTACTGCTTTCCTAACTAAGGTAGCCATAAGCATTTCAAATGGAGATGGTCCCGACTTAGGCTTAGGTAATGTCATCCAATAGATACCATAACGTAATAGTTTAACTCTAAAAGATTTCTCATCCTTCATATCTTCTGGGTTAATTATTATTTTTTCATCTTGAAACTTAAATGTATATTCAATTGATTTAGTGGATCTAATAAACTCTACATCTTCAAAGTCATCAATCATATCTGGTACTTGTGAACCAATACCAAGCTTTCTTAACTTACATAGATCTTTATTACATAGTGGTGCAATTGCATTTGTTTTAGGTGGACACTTATAAGCATAATCTTTTTTAGATATAGACTTTGCAAGTGTCTCTACTTCTTTAGGATCTAATGGTGTTGTAAATATTTCATAGTTCCTTTTCTGTAAAATGTTTTGCATCTCATTTGCATTTAAGCTGCCATCGGCTTTCTTCATCTCAAGAACACCAACATTAAATAATAGTTCGTTACGGTGATTACCTTCCCATTTTTCTGAAATCATTTTCTGAACACAAGGAGGGTAATGTTTCCAATCACTCTCTGGCTCATACTCTTTTATTTTAATATTATTTAACTGCTCTAAAGTTACAGTCTTTTTAGTTATCATTTCTAAAAAATTATTTATCAGTACTGGAGTGTTGTTATCATTGTAAGCAAACTCAGTAGTTTGATCCATATTGAAGTAAGGCATGTTCAAACATTTATTCATTGGAAATACTTCTTCAGAATAGAAGAAAGTTTTATTCCAATCATTAAGAACTTTAAGAACTTCTTTTACAGGGTACCAATCATTTAAAAATAAAAATAAATGTAGGCCACCAGATTTAGATCTTACTGCTATTAATGGTAGTTGGTTCTCTCTAATAATATCTACAATTTTCTTTTCGGAAAATGTAGTGTAGTTACGAGGATCAATATCAATACATCCCCATTTACACACGTCACCGTTCTCAGGTTTAATCCCAATCCGTGTCTCTCCTTTTAAATGTTTCTTCCATAGTTCAAGGGTAACAGGTTCGTGGACCGTGAGTACTTTAACCTGCTTCTTGCCCCGTTCATCTACTTCCCCCGTAAGAGAAGTAGTAATGAACAGTTCAGAATTACCCTCAAATATTTTTAAGAGTTTTTGCTCCATGGTTAATTAAAATGGAGTTGCTTCCTTAACCTGATTGCCTTGAGATTGATTCTCTTGTGAGAAGTCTACCTTACCAAAGATATCGCTCTTCATTGCACTCTTATAAAACCCTTGAGTAGCTTCTAATACTTTTAGATGCTCAGTAGGATTTAAGAATGAATTAAATTCTATTACCCATCCATACCATGAGTTCTTAGAATTAGATTCTTTAGTTGTACTCAGTTTATAAGTAGTAGACCAAGATGGTGGATTGTACATACCATTCTTACCCTGCGCTCTTCTAGACTGAATCATAGAATTCCAAGTTTTGGATTTCTTCTTTTGAGTTGACTTCAAAGGTATCAAGGCTTGTTCAATTGGATTCATATCTTTATCCAATATGTAAACAAAATGATTTCCTGTATCCTCGATATAATTACCATTAGGCAATCTATCTTTGTTATCTGCAGACCTTGTAGTCTCAGACATGATTGCAGGATCAGTGTGTATGTTTACGGGTCTTCCTAAACCTTCACCTTTATCCTTCCATTCATTAAATGTGTTTATGTAAAGACATGGTGCTACTATCAGTCCTTCTTTACCTTTCCACACTGTACCAGATGTTTCACTCCATATGTCACCCTGTCTAGCAGACTCAACAAATTTGCCATCTGTCTCATCTAACACAGGAGAGTTAGCATAAAGTATTTTTAACATTGGAAGTTTTTGATCTCGAGCTGTTGTAAACTCTTGACCTTGACCTGCCATACCCTCTAAATCAAATTGAGCTGGTAGGTTTTCTTTTTTCTTTACTATCGCTTTTTCTTGTTGCTTTTCTATCATGATTACTCCTTCGTGGTTATTTTAGTTTTATTTCCAACGTAGGTTCCAAACAAATCAGCAGGAACATCCTTACCCAAATCTTTTATTTGTTCTTTTACAAAAGACTTTAAACTACTTGGGTGTACAAATGTTTTCTGTTGAACTGGTAGACCTTTGCTCTTCAACTCTTCTACAAGTGCTTTAGCTTCATTATCTTGTTTCATTTTAAACTCCATAGACACTTGGTTTTTAATCAAATCTCCATGACCGTTTTCACGAAGCCAATCAAAAGCTTCTTCACTTCTAGATGCTGGTATTTTAGCAGAGTAGTATGGTTTAACCTCAACGGATATACCACCTTCAAGTTTAATTAACTCTACACCTGCTTGTTGCATTAAGTTTGGAATTGTTTGCTCAGAAAGATTAGTCTCAACCTCTTTTAACTTCTTTAGTTCTTCTTCAGTCGTTTCTATTTTTTTCTGAGTTTCCAATAACTTTTTGCAAGATTCGGTAATGTCAGATGACATCGCCATATCTATCTTTACAATAGATTCTGCTTCTAAGTCCATAAGAACCTCCTTGGTCGAATCAATATATTATTTGTTTGATCTTTGCAAATAAATAATTTAAATAATTTTACAATGTATAAATACAAAACAGAACCCTTCAAGCATCAAAGACAATCATTAATGGAAGGGGCTAAACCTTACAATTTTGCATACTTCATGGAGATGGGAACAGGTAAGACAAAGGTTGCTATAGATAATGCAGCATACTTATTTCAAGATAAAAAAATTAATTTTGTTTTTGTTATTGCACCTAATTCTGTTTATCAAAATTGGAAAAAAGAAATTGATGTTCATTGCCCAGAAGATACTAACATTTACATTTGGAAAGTATCCAAAGATAAAACATTTAAAATAGATCCAGATAAACTTACATTTGTTCTTATGAATGTTGAAGCGTTATCTCATGCATCTGGTAAGAAGTGGCTTGAGTCTAAATTACAAAAGCATGGTATGAGAAGTATGATTATATTAGATGAGTCTACTTCAATTAAAAATTTAAGAGCATCAAGAACTAAAGCTATTATTAAATTAGGTCAACTTGCTAGATACAAAAGAATACTTACAGGGTCTCCTATAACTAAGTCACCATTAGATTTATTTTCACAATGTGCATTCTTAGATAAAAAATTATTAGGCTATGACAACTACACAGTATTTAAAGCTAAGTATGCAGTCATGTTTAGTATAGAGCGTGGTGGATATAATATACAGATACCAAAGTATTATGTGAATCTTGAAGAGTTAGAATATAAATTAAAAAACTTTTCATACAGAGTTAGAAAAAAAGATTGTTTAGATTTACCCGAGAAGATGTATGTACAAAGATATGTAGATCTACCAGACGAACAAAGAAAAGCTTATGAACAATTAAAAGAATCTGCATTAATGATCTTGAGAGATGCAGAGGTATCTTACAATAATAAACTTACTGAACTACTTAAACTACAACAAGTAGCTAATGGTTTTGTAAAAACAAATGAAGGAGACATTGTAGATTTTAAAACTAATGCAAAGCTTACAGAGCTAATGAATATAATTGGAGAGACAGAAGACAAGTGTATTATCTGGGCTAACTATGTTCATAATATTGAAAGCATTAAAAAGAAATTAGCAGAGACTTATGGTGTAGATTCAGTTGTATCTATCTATGGTAAAGACTCAGTAGATGTCCGTAATCAAGCAGTAGAAAAATTTCAAAACAATGATGAGTGTAGATTCTTAGTTGGTAATCCAACAGTAGGTGGTTATGGTTTAACATTAACTGCTGCTAAGTATGTTATCTATTTTAGTAATTCATATAATCTAGAAGTCAGACAACAAAGTGAAGACAGGGCTCATAGAATAGGACAGAAGTCTCAAGTAACTTATATTGATATAATTTGTAGAGACACTATTGATCAAATGGTATTACACAATCTTGAAAACAAAATTGAATTATCTGCTAAGACTCTTGGGGAACAGGTTCAGAAGTGGCTTTAGTCTTATGGTAGTTATCAACTCTTTCTAACCATTTCTCTTCATACTCTTTTAATTTTTGTTCATTCATTTTAAATTCTTGATAAACTTTATCTTTAGTACAAACACAGATAAGTCCCTGTGTTATGGGACCATATTGTTTCTTATGTGCTAATGAGTATGCACTAATTTGATAATAGTAATCTTCAACATACTCTTCTCTTTTTAATTTGTTTGATTGTTTAAAGTCAATGATAGTAGGTTGATCATCATATAAACCAACTACATCTGTTGCACCTGCCCATCTATCTTCATATGCAAGACTAACTTCATTACCCCATACTTCTTTTAGCTTACCTAAGTTCTCTACAATTTCGTGAGCCATGAGTCGTGGTAAGGCACCCTCTGGTGATAGATTAATGTAACCTCTACCATCAATATAATTCTCAAGTACATAGTGCATCTCAGTTCCTCGAGTTGCAGCTTGATTAGTTATTCGTTGCGCTTCTTGATAACCAACTCTTTCTCTCCAAGCATCTAAGCCTGCCTTCTTATCTTCTGATTGTGTAGCTGATAATATAGTTGTAACCGATGGGATTTTTTTATCTCCAACATTATAGTGCCGTGAGCCGAGGTCATTGTCTCGGGTATACTTTTGATAGTCGTATTTCTTTTCGAGTTTTAAGTCGGTAATACTAAATGAATTATTTTCTCTAACAAGACGCACAAGGTCTTTTAGTTTATTTTAAATACAAGGGCAACAATTATTCCTATCATTGATGTCATTAAAAATGCAGTAGAAGATATAAGAATCTTTTCAATTCTATGTATATCTGTATGTAATTCTTTAATTTGTTTATTAG